AGATTGATCTAACTACCATAGTTCCTGCCGTCTCAACCACTGAAGCAGGATTCGCTGCCCATTTAAGATGGGGACCTGCAGAAGAAAGAGTACTGTTAACATCAGAAGATGATCTAGTTGCTGATTTTCAAAAACCACTAACAAGTAATACTGCTACTGACTTTTTTGTAGCATCTAACTTCTTAGCATATGGTAATGCACTATTCATGGTAAGGGTTATCAACACAAGTACTTCAGGAGGCACGGCATTAAATTCAACCGTTTCAAACAACGCGGTTGCATCAACAGTCGTTAAGAATGATGACGACTATGACGATAATTATTCAAATGGTATTTCAGGCATTGGTGCTTGGGTTGCTAAGTATCCAGGAGAATTAGGAAACAGTTTAAAAGTTTCTGTATGTCCAAGTTCAAATGCATTCGAATCAACTTTAACAGCTAACATTACTGTAACAGATGGATCAAAAACTGTTACTGGTGTAACTACAGAAGCAAACGGAGCAGGCGTTGCCGCTTCCGCTTTTTCATCTGAAGTAAAAGTTGGTGACTTATTAGTATTAGGTCCAGATCAATTTATTGGTAAAGTTAAATCTATTGCTAACAATAGTTCATTAACATTAGAATCAAAATACTTAGGTAATACTGTATCTGCATTTAGTAGTGCTGCATCACATAATGCATCTGTTGCTACTCCAACAAGAAGATGGGAATTCTTCAGTAATGTAGATAGAGCTCCAACAACATCTGATTTTGCTAATACAGCTGGAGGTTCAGGTGATGAACTTCATATAGTAGTAGCAGACGAAGATGGAGAATGGACAGGTACAAAGAATACAGTTTTAGAAACCTTTGAAAATTTAAGTGTAGCATCTGATGCTAAAAACGAAGATGGTTCAGTTAATTTTTATAAGGAAGTAATTAATCAGCAATCCAGATTTATCTGGTGGGCTGCTCATGACTTTAAAACAAATGCTGGTAACAAAGCCTCTGGAACAACATTCAGTGGTGATGGTCTACCAGATACTAAGAGTCTGATCAACGGTAGAGATGGAGCAACTCCAACTAATGCTGATTACATTAACGGATATAATAAGTTCAAAAGTGCTGAAGATATTGATGTATCATTTATTTTAGGTGGTGCTCAGAATCAAACAGTTATTGAACACATCATTGGAAATATCTGTGAATCTAGAAAAGATTGTTTAGTAACATTATCTCCTGAAAGAGCTGATGTTGTAAACAATAGTAGTTTCTCAGGTAAAGAAGCAATAGACACTGTTGCATTTAGAGATACTCTAACTTCAACGTCTTATGCTGTAATGGATAGTGGTTGGAAGTATCAGTATGATAAATTCAATGACTTACAAAGATATGTTCCAGCTAATGGAGACACAGCTGGTATCATGGTAAGATCCGATATTGCTAGAGACCCTTGGTATTCACCAGCTGGTTTCAATAGAGGTATCTTAAAGAATGTTAATAAGTTAGCATTCAATCCAAACAAAGCTGAAAGAGACTTGTTGTATAAAAATGGAGTAAATCCAATTACAACTTTCCCAGGAGAAGGGACAGTTCTATTTGGTGATAAAACATTATTAGCTAAACCAAGTGCATTTGACAGAATCAACGTTAGAAGATTATTCATTGTTCTTGAAAAAGCTATTGCAACAGCTGCTAAGTTTACATTATTCGAATTCAATGATGCATTTACAAGAGCTCAGTTTGTACAACTGGTTGAGCCATTCTTGAGAGATGTTCAGGGAAGAAGAGGTATCTTTGACTTTAGAGTAGTTTGTGACGAAACAAACAACACACCTGAAGTTATTGATTCAAATAGATTTATTGGTGACATTTTCATTAAGCCAGCTAGATCTATTAACTTCATTCAACTGAATTTCATTGCAGTGAGAACTGGTGTAGAATTTAGTGAAGTAGTTGGTCAATTTGGTTAATATAATATAAATACTAGTAGGAGAAAATTAAATGGCGTTCAACATTAACTTATTTGCAGGTGCTCTTAAACTAGGTGGTGCTAGAACTTCGTTATTTCAAGTGAATATTACCAACCCAGCCAACGGAGCTGCTGATACTTTTGTACCTTTCTTAGCGAGAGCTGCTCAGATACCAGCTGCAACAATTGCACCTTTAGATGTTCCATATTTTGGAAGACAATTAAGACTAGCCGGAAACAGAACTTTTGCTGATTGGACAGCAACAATTATTAATGATGAAGATATGCAGATTAGAAATGCTATGGAAGAATGGTCAAATACGATCAATGGTTTCCAAACAAATCTAAGAAAATTTGGTGCATCATCTCCAGCATTATACAAGTCCACAGCACAGGTGACTCAGTTTAGTAAAACAGGTACTCCAGTAAGAGTATATAACTTTGTAGGTATCTTTCCAACAGAAGTTTCAGCAATTGAAATGGATTGGGGAACAGATGCTGTTTCAGAGTTTACTGTAACATTTACTTATGATTATTGGGAAGTTTCTGGAGGTATTACCGGCAATGCTGGTGGTCTCTAGTTCTAATTAATTGAAAAAAGTATTGGACTCATAAATAGTTTTGTAGTACAATACTAATATAAAGGTAATTATGGCATTAGAATTATTTGGCTTTCGCATTGGTCGAAAGGAAGAAGAGCAGAAACTAAAGGATGAAAACTTAAAGTCCTTTGTTCCACCGAACCTTGATGACGGAGCTGTAGAGATAGCTGCAGGAGGTGCTTATGGCACATATGTAGATCTTGAAGGCTCTGCCAAATCAGAAGCAGAATTAGTAACAAGATACAGAGAAATGTCACTCCAACCGGAGTGCGACTCTGCTATAGATGATGTAGTAAACGAAGCTATTGTCTATAATGAAAAAGAACCAGCAATATCTATAGTCCTAGATGATCTAAATGCTGGTGCCTCTATAAAGAAAAAGATCCATGAAGAGTTTGACAATCTTCTTAGAATGTTGAACTTTACAACTAACTCATATGATACTTTCAGAAAATGGTATATTGATGGTAGATTATATTATCATCTTGTTATAGATGAAAGTAATCCTAGAGCTGGTATACAAGAATTAAGATATATTGATCCAAGAAAGATTAGAAAGATCAAACAACCTATTAAGAAGAAAGATGAAAAGACTAATACTATTCTTACAAAAGGATACTTAGAGTATTACATTTTTCATCCTAGAGGAATTAATAGATCAAATCAAGGTTTAAAAATATCAAAAGATAGTGTATGTTATTGTCATAGTGGTCTATTAGATCAAAGAATGTTATTAGTATTAGGACATTTACATAAAGCTATCAAACCTCTCAATCAACTTAGAATGTTAGAAGATGCATCTGTTATCTATAGATTAGCAAGAGCACCTGAAAGAAGAATATTCTATATTGATGTTGGTAACTTACCTAAGATTAAAGCAGAACAATATCTTAGAGATATGATGGTTAAACATAAGAATAAATTAGTATATGATGCTAGTACTGGTGAAGTAAGAGATGATAGAAAGTTTATGACTATGTTAGAAGACTTCTGGTTACCAAGAAGAGAAGGTGGTAAAGGTACAGAGATTACTTCCTTACCTGGTGGACAAAACTTAGGTGAAATGGAAGACATAGAATATTTTAAAAGAAAACTATACAAAGCATTGAATGTTCCAGTATCAAGAATGGAAGCAGAAAATAATTTTAACTTAGGTAGAGCTTCTGAGATTACTAGAGATGAATTAAAGTTTACAAAGTTTATAGCTAGACTTAGAAATAAATTTACTACTTTATTTGATCAGCTTCTTGAAACACAATTGATACTTACTGGAGTAACTACCAGAGCTGAATTCAGAGAAATGAGAGAACATATTCATTATGACTTCTTAGAAGATAATCATTTTAGTGAATTGAAAAATGCTGAGATAATGGGAGATAGATTAAGACTTCTAGGTGAAGTGGATTCATTTGTCGGTAGATATTTCAGTCAAGAGTATGTTAAGAAGTATATACTTCATATGAATGAAGATGATATCAAAAGAGAAGCAGACTTGATCAAAAAGGAATCAGACGAGGCACCAGATGATGAAGAAGGTGAAGAAGAACAACCACAACAACAGCCACAACCTGAGCCAGAGCAACCACAGGAAAGTTTTCAAGCTGCCAATACAATATCTGACGAAGAAAAATCATTAGTAGAGAGTATGACTAAAGTCATGGAATCAGTTTCAGATGATAAGGCAGAGGAAAATGAAGGATGATGTTAAAAGCGCTAAGGTCCTAGCGACATCATTAGCATTCACAAAAAAAGAAATACAAAAATTAAAAGAAGACTTTACATCTTATAAAATAGATGAAGAAAGTCTTAAAGGTCCAAAAGGTGATAAAGGTGATCCTGGAGATAAAGGAGAACGAGGCTTTTTAGGATCCCAAGGAGATATTGGTCCACGAGGTCCTCAAGGTGAACAAGGATTACTTGGAGAGCAAGGTCCAGTTGGTCCTATTGGTGAAAAAG